GTGGATCGCTTACTAAGAAGTGGACGACCCATGAAATGGTGAGTGAGTGCAAAAGGGTGATAGACCAAATCGAAGGGCTTATAAAGGAACCGCTAAAGGAGGAAAAATGAAAAGAGTAATAGCAATAACAATATTAACCCTACTGACCCTCGCCCTGTGCGGGTGCGGAAAGGCCGAAGCTGGTACTTACAGACTGCGAACGCTGGAAACGGGTGCAACGTATGTGATATATGTCGATAACCTCACAGGGATACAATATTTGAAAACATACCAAGGCGGCGTGTGCGTAATGGTAGACGCAGAGGGGAAGCCGCTGATATGGGAGGAAGAAAAATGATAACGATCCACAACAACGAGGAGCCGCTGTACAAGCTGGCGCAGGAAATACACGAAAACGCCGTTGCTCATGGCTGGTGGGACGAGCCTAGCAACCTACTGGAGATCGCTGCCCTTTGCCACAGCGAACTGTCGGAGGCGGTAGAGGAGTACCGCGCCGGCCGCGGCATGATTTACCCCGGCGTGGGCGGCAAGCCCGAGGGCATAGCCGTCGAAATGGCCGATTGCCTTATTAGGATACTGGATTGGTTCGGGTATGAGGGGCTGGATGTGGACGGCATTGTACGAGAAAAAATGCTCTACAACAAGGGCAGGCCATATAAGCACGGAAAGAAGTGTTGAAATGAATGATAGAGAAAAGCGTTGGAGGGTTCGGGGGCAGCTCCGCCGGTGGGGGAACACAGCAAACCTGTGCCGGAGGAAACAGGCCGAAATAGAGGGGAGGGGGGCATCAAAAAGCTAAATCAACCCTCCGTGGTACCGGGGCGGGCCATCGGAAGAAAAATTTTTCGATTTTTGAGAAGCTTCGAAAATGAGCGGCAATGGGGCGCCCAAAAACAACAAAACTACAAATAAACGGCGACGGCAAATTGGTCACCGAAAAGATTTGTAAAATTACATCAAAAACGACGGTTTTTAATCCAAAAAGGAGGCGAAAAATTGAATCCGAAAAAAGCAACGCGGGAAAGGCGAGACGAGCGGGCGGCCGTGCGGCGACTGCTGATGTATTGGGGTAATGCAGAGCGCACGAGGACGGAAAAAGAGCGGTTGTTAATTAGCGTTGACGAGGAGATCGAAGCGCAATACGACCTTCACCCGCAGCAGATTACGGGCCTGCCGCGCGGTACCGAGCTGCCGGACAGCACTCCGGCCACGGTGATAAAAGCCTCGCGGGAATTAAAAAGACTGCGAAAGAAGAAAAAACGGCTGGAAGACGAATTGCAAAATCTCGACCATTGGGTGGGAATGATAGAATTTGAAGTGATGTGCTTGCCGCCGCTGGAATATGAGGCAATAAGACTGCGGTACGTTAAATACGGAGTGGCAAAAGGGGGATATTGGGAGCGGATAGCGCAGCAAATGCACGTCTCGATTGATTGGGCGAAGACCCTTGAGAGACAGGGGGTAGACAGGCTGATAGGCAGAATAGCAGCGTAAAGAGAATACCGTATAAGAGGGCTGATATAGCCCTCTTATATCATTATCCCAAACTTTGCCGCCAGCAGTTCCCGCCGCGCTTGCGGTATCGGCTTAACTCCGGCGCACCACGAGTGCACAGCGGCCTTGCTTACCTCACAGGCCTCGGCGGCCTGCTCCATCGTTAGCCCTTTAGCTTTTAATCTCTCCCGTAGATACTCGCCATCACTGAGTATCGGAGCGCACCGGCCCTGCATATAGGCAAGCTCCCACATGCCTTGTTGGTTGAGCGGCAGCGCGTGTTCGTCCTCGCTTATATCCTCCGCGCCTTGCAGCGCGTCCCGGATAGCTCTATCGACCTCCGGGGTGAGCTTGCGGTTAATAATCATATACCGCAAGCCCTCACCCAGCCCACGGATGGGCCACATATTAGCTGTCTGCACCCGGCAGTGCGCCCCGATGATGTCGGGGAGCTGCGCCGCCATTATACCATACGCCCGTCCCAGGGCCTTAACCGTGTTGTCTGTCATGTGCTCACCTCCGTTAATCCTGCATGACCCAGACGCGATAATCAGTTACGGACATAACGGCCCAGCCGCCGTCAACCTCAACCACAACCTCATCACCACGGCAATTTTCCGCTGCCTCGTCATACGTGTTAAAATGTACCATTTTCATATCCTCCTTTTTTGTTTTTACCAAACCGCCACGATCTCGTCATAATAGGGATTACTGCGCTCTACGTCGTAATAATCGCCGTCATAATAGCGGGCCTCCAGCAAATCAATACCAGTTAGCCCCTCGGGGTCATCGGTGATCTTGTACTCAACAGGCAAATCCAACTCCCGAGCCGCGCTGAGGGTGTGGTGCTTGTCAGTTTGCACAGCATACTCTACACCGTCGATTATGCCAACATAGGAGCACGGGACAATGATACTTTTAGCACCGGCGGCGGTGAGCTGTTCTATTTTTTCGGCTACTATTTCGGGGTTGATGTAGTGCTGGCTGCTGATGATTGTCATTGTCGTGTGCTCCTCTCTTGTTATGTCTATATTATATACCTGTCGGATTAAAAGTCAACCAAAAAGATAAACAGAATAAAATAATAAGACAAAAACTTTTTATGCGCGAACCGCACCGCGCATCATAAAACCAAAACCTATTGTGAAACGAGATAAATAAAACTCAACACTTTCCCACACTCTTTATGTGCTATAATAATACCATCAAAAGGGCTGCGAAGAGCGGCCCTTTAGCATTTTGAGGGAGATGAGCGGCAATATGGCAAGCCGAGCCCTACATTTTTGCCAGTGCCCTGGATGTAATGCGCTGACCGCCGGACGATACTGCGATGAGCACCGGACGGCGGGCGAACTGCGGCAGCAGGAGCAGATACACGCCCAGGACGAGCGGCGGGGCAGCTCCCGGCAGCGCGGATATGATGCCCGATGGAGCAAATACTCCCGCTGGTATTTGTCGGCCCCGGAACATCAACTCTGCGCCCTGCGGCTGGACGATGGCTGCACTATGGTGGCGCGGTGCGTGGATCACATAGACCCGCCTGACGGGCCGGGCGACCCGCGCTTTTGGGATACCGCCAATCACCAGCCCGCCTGCATACATTGCAACAGCGTCAAAGGACACAAAAAAATCATAGGCAAATACAGAATTTGAGAAAGGAGGAGCCTATGCCGACAGGAAGAAAACCGAGGCCGCTAAAGCTCGTCGATAACGGCAAAAACCGGCATACCAAAGACACGATGGAAAACCGGGAGAATGGCGAACCTACCGGCTGCTCCGACAAATTAAAACCACCCAAAAGCCTGTCCCCGGAGGCAAAGAAGGAATGGAAAAGGGTAGTAAAGCTCTACCGCCAGCTCGACACCCCGATAATTAACGATCTGGACATATCCGCCCTCGCTGCCTACTGCGAGAGTGTGGCGATATACCAAAAAGCCGAGGCGGAATACCAAAACGGCCCGCTTATATACCGGGCGGCGGACGGCAAGCCAACGGAAAACCCGTATATCACCATCATGCGCCGGGAGGGGCAGAATATCATAAAATACGCCGAGCAACTGTGCCTGTCGCCGGTGGGCCGTGCTCGCATGGGTGTAGCAGCAGCGAAAAAAGCCGCAGAGAGCGACCCCATGGCCGCATATCTGAGCAAGTACGGTGGTTAACTCGAACAAAGCCCTCGAAGTTATCGAGTTTGTACAGGCCCTTAAACATACCGGCGATTTTTACGGCAAACCCTTTGTGCTTTTACCATGGCAGATAGGGGTCATAAACTCCGTATACGGCACCGTGACCGCCGAGGGCGTGCGGCAGTACCGCATGGCATATTTGGAGATCGCCAAGAAAAACGGCAAGACCGAACTTATCGCCGCGCTGAGCCTGTATCACCTGGTCATGGACGCACCGGGCGGCGAGATATACTGCGGCGCCGCAGACAGGAACCAGGCATCAATAGCTTTTAACGCCGCAAAGAGCATGGTGGAGCAAAGCGAAGTATTGTCCAAGATAATCAAAATCAAAGACAGCACGAAGGAAATGCTGAATCTCCGCACACACAGCCGCTTTAAAGTGCTGTCAGCAGAGGCGGCGACCAAACACGGCCTTAACCCCTCCGTGGTCATCATAGATGAACTACACGCCCACCCCAAGCGGGACTTGTGGGACGTGCTGACATTTGGCACGGGTGCTGCACGGAATGAGCAGCTCATATGGTGCATCACCACCGCAGGCGACGACCCCGACCGCAAAAGTGTGGGCTGGGAACAGCACGAAATAGCGACAAAAGTACTGAGCGGCGAACTGACAGATCCGGCGTTTTACGCCAAAATCTATACCGTCCCTGAGGACGCGGACATATACGATGAGGCAAATTGGTATTTAGCCAATCCCTCGCTGGGCGTATCCATCAAAATTGAGAATGTGCGCAGCGAGGCGATAAAGGCCCGAAACAGCCCAGCGGCAGAGAAACTCTTCCGGTGGCTCCGGCTCAATCAATGGATCTCACTTAAACGCACCGGCTGGCTGCCTATCACCCTATGGGATGATACTGAAGGGGGCTGGCATAAATCCGATATGCTGGGGCGGCCCTGCTATGTGGGTATAGATCTATCCAGCACTACCGACCTGACCGCCGTTGCGGTACTTTTCCCGCCGCTACCAGAAGAAACGGAGTGGCGATTTTTTGTGGACGCATGGATACCGGAGGAAAACATGCGGGAACGGGAGCACCGGGATCATGTGCCCTTTGGCAAATGGGTGCAGAAAGGGCATATGCACGCAACCCCCGGAAACTGCGTGGATTACGCTTATATCGCAAACTATCTCGACAAGCTCATGTTGGATTATGATGTCAAATATATCGCGGCGGACGAGTGGCGCATAGATTCTCTGCGGCCGCTTATGCAGCAGGAGGTTGCGGCGCAGAAGATAATCACCATACCCCAGACCATGAGCGGCATGTCCCCAGCAATGAAGGAAATTGAGCGGCTCCTGCGCGAAGGCGAAATGACGCACGAGAGGAACCCCTGCGGGCGCTGGGCCTTTGGGAATGTGGTGGTGGCACAGGACGGCAATGAAAACATAAAACCCATGAAAAACAGGAGCATAGAGCGGATAGACCCGATATGCGCCCTGATAGATGCAATGGCGGCGGCAGTCAAATTAGAACCCAAGCGCAGCATATACGAGCACCGCGGCCTGAGAATAGTGTGAGGTAAAAAGTGAAGAAAATTAAACTCTTTGGCAAAACCTACGAAATACGGGCGGCGGACGTGAAACCGCTGCCCTCTGTATCCGATGATAGCGCATGGCAGATGTACCTTGCAGGGCAGGGTTACGCCATAAGCGCAGAGGGGGCGCTGCAGGTCGCGGCGGTATTTCGATGCGTTGACCTGATAAGCAAGACCATGGCGGCGCTGCCCCTGCACATGTACAAAAATGCCGGGGAGGGCAAACAAAAGGCACGGGATCATCCCCTGTATAAGCTGCTGTATGTACTGCCCAACCACACAACCACGGCGTATGAGCTTATGCAGATGCTTGTGGCAAACATGCTGCTCACTCGCGGCGGGTATCTCCGTATAGTGCGGGACAGATACGGCTTTGTGCGATACCTCAAAAATCTGCCCACCTCCTGCTGCTCGGAAGTGTACACCAACCGGGAAAACGGGGAACAGTATATATACGTCACCTATGACGGCATAACAGAAACGCTCCGGGAGGGCGATTTTGTCTTTATCCCCGGTTTTAGATTTGGCGACCGCACGCCGGAAGACCCAATGACCATAGCCGCAAGCGTGCTGGGGCTGAATAACAGCATGACACAATACGCGCAAAGGGGCTTTTCCGGTACTTCCCCCGGCGGCTATATAACCTATCCGGGGCAGCTCTCCGATACGGCATACGAGCGCTTCAAAAAGGACTTCCAAAGCAACTACGGCGGCGTGGAGAACGCCGGAAAATGGATGTTTTTGGAAAACGGCTCCACGGCGCAGCCGTGGGACAGGGACATGTCAAAGACACAACTCCTTGACAGCCGCAAGTGGGCCGTCACTGAGATATGCCGCATATTCGGAGTACCTCCGCATATGTGCATGGATCTGGAAAAGGCCACCTTCTCAAACATCGAGCAGCAGAGCGCCGAATTCGTCCGGGATTGCATAAATCCTTTATCCGTGCGTATAGAGCAGGCGCTTTTCCGCGACCTTCTAAGCGAAGCGGAGCAGGCGAAGTATTATTTTAAGTTTAATACAAACAGTCTGCTACGCGGCGATACCGCCACCCGAACGAGCTATTACAACACAATGCGGCAGAATGGTGTGATGAGCGCGGACGACATACGGGAGCTCGAGGATATGAACCCCATACCCGATGGGCTGGGAAGGATATACTTTATCAACGGCAACATGCTGCCGCTGGAAAACGCAAAGCACAACATGCCAAAAAGCGCACAAGCGAAAGGAGCACCCTTGAAAGATGAATAAATTTTGGGAGTTTAAGGCTCTCGGCAACGCCGGTGAGCTTTTTTTGTACGGAGAGATCAGCGATACGACATGGTGGGGCGATGAGATAACACCAGCACAATTTCAGAAGGAACTGGCAGCACTGGGGGACATATCCACCCTTGATGTGTATATCAACAGCCCCGGCGGGGACATCTTTGCGGGATTTAGCCTGTACAACATCCTCAACCGCCACCCGGCGGCAAAAAACGTGCATATAGACGGCCTCGCCGCCTCCGCCGCATCAGTGGTTGCCATGGCGGGCGATACCATCAAAATGCCCGAAAACGCCACGTTGATGATACATAATGCATGGACATACGCCGGCGGCGGGGCGGAGGACTTACGCAGGACCGCCGACGAGCTCGACCGTATCAACGACCAGATAGCGGACATATACGCCGCCCGCACCGGCAAGGAGAAGGACGAAATATCCGCCCTTATGACAGCAGAAACGTGGATGAGCGGCACCGAAGCGCTTAATATGGGCTTTGTAAACGAACTCATCGAAAACAAAAAGGTCGCGGCTTGCGCGGATACCGAAAAGTGGTTTGCGCTGTACAAGCACGCGCCGAAGGAACCGCTGGAAAACAGGGAGCCTGACAACGGGGGAGCAATCCAGCCCGCAGCAGATATAAACACCGCACTGCAGGAGCAGCGCAAGAGATTCAGAGCGACTAAACTAAAAATTTTGGAGGTATAAGTAACCGATGAAGAAACTCTACGAAATGATGCAGGATCGCGCAAATGCCGCAACCCAGATGCGCGAAATAATGAACAAATTTGAGGACGGCGTGATGGACGCGGAATCCACCGAGACCTATAACCGGCTCGAAAAGGAGTTTGACGCGCTCAACGCCAACATAATCCGCGAGCAGAAGCAGCTCGAGCGGGAACGCGCCGCCGGTGAAGTGATCGACAAGCTGGGCGACAAGAAGGACGAGCACATTAAAGTATTTGCCCGTGCACTGCAGGGCGATCCCGAGTCCATAACCAGATACAAAAACACCACTATGACCCTTGGCACAAACGCTACCGCCGGTTATCTGACCGCGCCCGTGGAGTTTGTCAACCAGCTCATAGCCGGGCTCAAAAATGACATGTTTATGCGCCAGATATGCAACGTTGTGGGCCCCATAGGTCAGGCACAGAGCCTTGGGTATCCCAGCCTGACTACCGATGCGTCTGATGTGGCATGGACAACCGAGGTGGCGGCAGCCCCCGAAGAGGCGACCATCGCCTTCGGCCGCCGCGAATTTAAGCCCCAGCGCCTTGCCAAACTGATTAAGATATCCAAGACCCTCATGCGCCACGCGCCCAGCCCTGATCAGACCGTGCTTGACCGCATATTGTACAAGATCGAGGCGGCGCAGGAAAATGCCTTTATGAGCGGAACGGGCACTAACCAGCCTTTGGGCATCTTTACCGCCTCTGACAGCGGCATAGCCACCGGGCGCGACGTTGCCGCCGCTTCCGCCACCGCCGTGGCCACCGACGACCTGATAGAGTGCAAATACGGCGTGAAGGGCCAGTATATGCGCGGGGCCTCCTGGGTAATGCACCGCGACCTCTGCAAGATGATCGCAAAGCTCAAGGACAGCGACGGCCAGTATATATGGCAGCCCTCCGTGCAGGCAGGACAGCCTGATATGCTGCTGGGCGCTCCCGTGTATATGTCCGAGTACGCGCCTAACGCCGTAGCCGCGGGCAAGTACGTGGCAGTATACGGCGACTTTAAAACCGGCTATTGGGTATGCGACAGCGACGGCCTCTACATACAGGTGCTTAACGAGCTGTACGCCGTCAACAACGAGATAGGCTACGTTGTCGAGTACTATGGCGACGGCGCACCCGTAGTAGGCGAGGCGTTCAGCCGCCTGAAGATGAAGGCGAGCTGATGAAAATCAAAATGTTGACCTTGGCAGCCGGGCCGGAGGGAGTAACCCCGCCCGGCTCCATCATTGACATAGACGAGGCAACGGCGCGGCAGCTCATCAGCGGCTGTTACGCCATAGCCATGGAGGCCGACAATGGTAATAACAAGACAACCCCCGGCAGTGGAACCGCTAAGCCTCGAAGAGGTAAAACTGCATCTGCGGAATAACCCCGGCGATACCAGCGAGGACAAGGATATAATAGCTCCTCTCATAAGCGCGGCCCGCGAGTATTGCGAAAACTATTGCGGGAAGTCATTTGCGGAGCAGTCCATAACCGCTTACCCGGAGGTGAGCGGCACTGTGACACTCCCGCGTGGCCCTGTGATGAGCGTGGACAGCGTTACGGTAAACGGCGAAGCGGCGGAGTATACCGCTGATATACGCAGAGGCACTGTTGCGGTAAATAAGCCCGGCGCGGTCATAACTTACACCGCGGGATACGAGGAGATACCCTATCTTGTGCGGCAGGCAATGCTGCTGCTTATAGGCCATTGGTACACCAACCGGGAGGCTGTGATACAGGGTTCTACGACCGAGATAGACATAGCAGTTCGGGCGATGCTCAACCAATATAAGGGATGGTGGTTTTGATGAGGGCTTTTACGGGAGAAATGCGCACGAAAATCACCATAAAATCGCCGGAATACAGCATCAAAGCCGGATTCAGCGCGGAAGACTTTAAAAATGTTTTCCCCGGCCCCGTGTGGTGCAAGTGGGTGAATGTCCACGGTGCGGAGGTGTATCAGGCAGAAGAACTGCACTTGCGGCAGCCCGTGACCATAACCATGCGCTACTCGCCCCTCGTAACCGTAAAATGCCGCATATGGCATGAACGGGATCCGGAGCCTTACGAGATCATCAGCATAGACAACATAGGCGACCGCCGGGAATTTTTGGAGATTAAGGCGCAAAGGGTGGTGACGGCATGACCATAGCGGAGATACTCAAGGACAAATACACCGTCTGCCACCCGCCCTATATGGGCAACGAACGCACCTATGTCACATACCAATGCATGGGACAGATCGGGACGCTGTACGCCGAGGGTACGGAAAAAGAAACCGGCGTCATGTATGCCGTGGACTACTACACTGACACGCCGCCATTCGAAATTGCCATAGAGGACATAAAGACCAGATTTGCGGCGGCGGGCTGGAACTGCGCCGTGGAAGCGGAAATATACGAAACAGACACGGGACTGTATCACATTGCCATGACCGCGGTGGGCGTAGGAGGGATATATGGCTAACGTTGAGTTTTCCGGATTTGATGAGGTGGAGGCGGCCCTAAAAGGCGTAAGGGACGGCATAGACGAACTAAACGACGAACTGATGAACGATGGCGCAGACTATGCAAAACAGGAAATCGAACGGGCCATATATCAGTATGGCGAATATCGTACCGGCTCTCTGCTACGCTCTATCAAAAAATCAAAAGGCAAGGATAAGGACGGCTCCCGCTATGTTATGGTAAAGCCCACAGGAAAAAACGACAGCGGCGCGTCCAATGGGCAAGTAGCCTTCAGCCGTAACTATGGGCGCTCTAATAACCCCGGCTCCCGTTTCTGGACGATAGCCGAAGAACGCGCAGTAAAAAAGTTTGAGGAAATTTTAGACCAGAAGGTAAACCTATTTTTTAAGCAGAAAGGATTGGATTAAATGCCTACTTTTGATCTCAGAGGAATAAAAATCGGCAAATATATAAACACCGAGGGCACTATCACTTATGAATCGCCCATAAGTATGGGCGATGCCATGAGCGTGGAGCTTAATCTGACCGCCGCCGAGGGCAGGCTTTATGCCGAGAGCCGCCTTGCGGAGTACAAGAAACTCATAACTGGCGGCACCGCCAGCGTTGGCGTGAAATACATCACCGACGCGGCACAGAAACTGCTTTTTGGCATGAGCGAAAATACGCGCAACGTAGGAACGAACACCTCACAAAAGAGCCTTAAAGCCACTGCGAAGGACATTGCGAAGTATGTCGGCATGGGCTTTTACGCCCCGGACGCTATTGACGGCACGGACAAATATACCGCCGTCTTTGTGTACAAGGTGCTTTTTGGCGCACCCGGCTATGTATACGCCACAAAGGGTGACAGCATCACCTTCCAGACCCCCACGACCACGGGCGAGTTTTTAGCAGATGACAGCGAGGACAAGAATATCATGGAGACTGCAACACTGGCAAGCGAAAGCGATGCGGTAGCGTGGATAAACAAGTGCTTCGGCGCGTCATAAAAGGAGAACGGCATGGATATAAGACTGAAAACCGCAAAATACACCTTTGACGGACAGGAAATGACCCTCTGCTGCAACATGAATGTGCTGGCGGACGTGCAGGAAATGTTTGACGGCAATATATCAAAAGCGCTCAGGAGCGCTACGACAAAGACAATCTTGTGCTTTTTGACTGCCATGATAAACGACTATCTTGACAGCGAGGGCTCCGACAAGTCTTATACCGTGAAGCAAGTGGGGCGGCTCATACCGCCCTCACAGCTTTCGGGCGTAACGTCACTTGTGATGGAACTGACTGCGGCGGCGCTTCGCGGCGACGAAGAAGCGGAACCAAAAAACGCGCAAACCACGCGGAAGACGAACCCATAAATTTCGCGTGGTATCTTACGGTATGGGTGATACGATTCGGACTAAGTGAAAGGGAATTCTGGAAAACGGCCACGCCGTACAGGATAGCAAGAATAATCAAAGAATATGCAAAAATGCAGGGCATAACGCAGGAAAAAACTAAAAGCCTGTCCGCATTTTTAGGAGGTGCGTAAATGCCGACCATAAGAACGAAATTTACAGCCGAAGGAGAAAAAGAATATAAAGAAGCGCTGAAAAGCATAGATAACGGCATGAAAGTGCTGCAATCGGAATCAAAAAAGCTGGCGGCGCAGTTTGAGGATAATGCCGATTCCGCCGAGGCGTTGAACGCAAAAAACAAAAACCTCGACGAAAGCGTGTTGAACCTGAAAGACAAACTGGAATTGCAGGAAGAGTGGCTAAAGAAGGTGGGCGCGGCCTATGGCGAGGCCGACGAACGCACGATGCGCATGAAAAAGGCCGTGAACGACACCGAAACGGCGCTCATAAAAGCCGAAAAAGAGCTGAAAAACAACACGGAAGCCTTGAAAGAGTACGGCGATGGGGCTGATAATGCGGGGGACAACAGCAAGGGGCTGGGCGATGCGCTCGACGAACTGGGCAGCAAATTTGGAATAAGCCTGCCGGACAACATCAAGGGAACCCTCGACGGGATGGTGAAGATAGACGGTCAATCCATGGCGCTGATAGGCACGTTTGCGGCGGTAGCCGCCGCGATAGTGGTGGTAGAAAAAGCGCTTATCGACTTGACAGTGCAGCAGGCAGAATGGGCCAAAGAAATCGAGAGCGGTTCATCTCAGCTTGGCATGTCCACCGAATCATATCAGCAGCTCGATTATGTCATGCAGTCCGTGGGTTACTCGATGGATCAGGCTAAGGGAGACCTTTCCGCCCTTGCCGAGAAAGCACAGGACGCCGCCAGCGGCTCCGGCGAAGCGGCGGAAATGTTCGACCGCCTCGGCGTATCGGTGACAAACACCGACGGCACGATGAAATCACAGGCACAGCTTTTTACGGAGGTATACAGCGCTCTGGCACAGATGTCCGACGTAACCGATAGAAATGCAATAGCCTCAAAACTGCTGGGAACGACCGGCGAAGAAGCCGTTATCCCCATGCTTGAAAAATACGGCAGGGCAATAGAACAAGTAGCCTCGGCAGCGCCCATCGTGAAGGACGAGGACATACAAAAGCTGGCCTTTCTCAGCGATTCACTCGGAATGTTCGAGGCAAAAATGGAAGCCGCGAAAAGCAAAGTTGCGGCTGCTTTTGCACCGGCCCTCGAACAGGTAATACAGATCGTGGGCGACCTTGCGATGCAATTTGCGGAGTTTGCGGCGGATACGGGGCTGGTTGACCTTTTCGGCACAATCATCGAACTGGCGGGCAACCTGTTACAGGCGTTAGAGCCGGTGCTGGATATACTCAACCTGCTAAAGCCGGCATTCCAGGCGATTGGCGGCGTACTGGCCCTGTTCGCGGACGCGGTGAAGGTGGTCGTAAACGCTGTGGGAGCGCTTACAGACACGCTGGATTATCTTTTCTCCTTCGGGCAGAAGAGATTTGACACCTCGAATATACAGAGCATAGCCAACGTCTTTAACGGCACAGACAGCAGCTTCGGGCGTTGGATGGGCAGCGTGGCACATAACGCCGCCGGCACCGACAACTGGCGCGGCGGCCTGACATGGGTAGGCGAAAACGGCCCGGAACTGGTCAATCTCCCAAGGGGAAGCCAGGTTTTCACTAACCAGGAGAGCCGCGGCGTGGGCGGCGACACCTTTAATATCAGCGTTAATATGTCGCAGATAAGCGATATACAAAAACTCATCGACATGGCGAACAACTACCGACGCAGCGTGCGGATGGGGTACGGAGGGTAACGATGGCGGAGTATACATACACAATAAACGCCACAAAAATGGCGAACATATATCCGCAATCGCCCGACAGCGGATATTCTTCTACGGGCTCTGAAATAGTCTACGGCGAAGCGGACACAAACGGAACGTTCAAGTCAGTGCGCGAAGTCCTAATCGGCTTTGATTCCTCCGATTTGGCGGAAATAAAAAGCAAGATAGTAACAACAATAAGGCTCAATCTGTATATTACGCAAGTATATAATCAGCTCAAAACAGGATCCACATCGGACGATGCAGGTATAAAATTCACAGTGGGAAAACTGACGGAATGGGACAAAGATGCCGTTACATATAATGCGTATAACTCAGGGACGGCGGCTACCACCGATTCGTCAACGTGGCTTGTGAGCGGCAGCGCAGGTAAGTACCTGACAACGCCTATTGGCAGAGATATAGATTTAGCAACAGGTTGTACAAAAGTAAAAATTTTCGAAACCGCCGCGCAAAAACTCACGCAAATCAAATTTGAAGCTATAGGCGGCGACAATCCGCCATTTCTCACCGTAACGGCAAAAGATGGGAAGCCTGTCACTACGCCGCTTGCTCCAATCGGCACATACGAAGACAGCTTAACTGCCATAAAATTTGAATGGAGCTATGAGGACGACACGGGCGGAGAACAGGCATCGTATGAATTGCAATACCGAGATATTGCACATGAAGAGTGGACGACGGCTGCCTCAGGAGAATCAACAGAACACAATTGCACCGTGGCGGCAAATACGTTTGCGGGCGGTGAGGTAAAATGGCGCGTCAGAGTAACGAATAACAACGAAATACCCACAACAAGTGAGTGGAGCGAAACTGCATTATTTATTGCGCAAGGTGCACCACAAGCCCCGTCATTAAGCGTTGCAACATCGCCTCGGCCTAAGATGGAATGGATATCACTCGATCAGCGCGCCTACCAGATTATGGTGGATGGAATTACGGTGGCACGAGCTTACGGAACACAGAAAACATATACCGTAAAGAGATACTTGGAAGATGGGAACCACACACTGGGAGTAAGAATACAAAACGAATTTGGATTGTGGTCTGAATGGGCAACACAGACGATAACCGTCACCAACACCCCCGGCGCGGCAATAACGCTCTTTGCCACGGGCGGGGAGAAGGCCACCCTCGCATGGACGGAAACGAATCACGAGGCTTACTACGTATACCGCGATGATATCCCCATAGCCAAAACCGCCGGGCATACCTATACCGACCAGATGGCCATAGGGACGCACAAATATAAAGTGCGCGGCGTTGCTGGAGACAGTTACTCCATGTCCAATGAGGTCACGGTCACGCTTTCGGTAGACGCGCCGGAGATAGCGGCGCTGGGCGAAATGCAATGGTTGCGGCTGGAATATTCCACCGCGCAGAATAGCCCGCTGGGCGTGTCGGCGTATCAGGATGTAGCGTATCAGTTTTACGCCGGGCGGCGGTACCCCGTGGCTGAGACCTCGCAGCAAATAACCAAAATATACAGATTTAACGCTGCCTTTAACAATGCGGCGCAGGCGGTGGCTTTTGAGGGGCTGCTGGGCAAGACCGTGGTATATAGAGATCAACACAACCGCCTCTTTACCGGCCCGCTTATGGCATATGAGCTGAGCGTAGATCAGTTTTTCAGCGCCTACTCATGCAGCATACAGCAAACGGACAACATGGAGAGAATAGAGTATGACTGATACACTGAGTATAGTAGCCAGCCGCTTTGAGGTGATACACAACGGGGCTGTTACAGAGCACAATCTGGCGGCGGTGGGAGATAGCTATCCCACCGTCACCATGGCTGCCGATGGCGAAATAAAAACCTCCATGTACGGCGTGTTCGAGCATAACGACAATGTGGATTATCTAAACGATGAAATAAGGCCGTATTACATCAAGGACGGCGTAGAGTATCCTCTCGGCGTATACATGATAGGCACACTGACCACAAAACACACTAAATACGGCAAGGATGAGGACACCATAGAGGCATACGACCGCGCGCTGAGGCTCAAACAGACCAAAACCGAAACCCGGTATTATATTGCGGCGGGGACGCCATACATGACCGCGATACAGAGCCTTATCAGGGAGGCCGGAATACCGCGCATACGGATGGACGATTGCGAAGACACCCTCGCCACGGACAGGGAGGATTGGGAAATAGGCACAGAATACCTGACCATTATCAATACCCTGCTGTCCGAGATAAACTTTTCGGATATTTGGTTTGATTTTGATGGGGTGGCCCGCCTTGAAAGGTACGAGGCTCCGTCCAGCTCCAACATAGACCGGGAGTATCGGGACGACGAATATAGTATTATCGCCCCGGAATACACAGAGGAAATGGACATATATGAGGCCCCCAACGTTTTCATCGTCAACGTATCTAACCCTGACTATGACAACCCCATGACCGCAACGGGCATAAATGACAGCATGATCTCCGCTTTGTCCACGGTACGCAGGGGGCGGCGCATATTGGCGACGCCGGTTGAACTGGATAATATAGCAAGCCAGACGGCGCTGCAAAAATACGCGGATAATCTTGCTGTGAAATCCATGTTTGCAACGCAAAAAATCAAATTTTACACGGCCATAAACCCTGCCCACGGCGTGGGGGACGTTATCGCGCTGTATAACGGGGATCTGGTAGGCGTGTATGAGGAAACCGACTGGAAAATAGAGATACGCCCTGGCGCCCTCATGGAGCATCAGGCAAAAAAGGTGGTGTTTGTGTGATATATCAGGAGCAAGAAGCACTTTTTTTGCAAAAACGCAGGCCATCAGCGGCGAAATTTGCCACCGTGGTGGCGGTGTCCGGCGGCAAAGCCACGCTCAAATTTGACGGAGAAACTACCGCTACGCAGAAACGCTATAAATATAACGCCGCGCTCTCGCTGACGGCGGGCGACCGGGTAAAAGTGAATAAAATATCCGGCACTTATGTCATAGAATACAAACTGTAGGAGGGCGACTATGCTTACAGGCATTATACGCGGGCAGAGGCTCATGCTGCGTACACCGCTTGTGGTGGCGGACAGCATAAACTATCTGACCGCGAAATTTACATTTGACCCTGACTGGGCAGGCCGTACAATTACGGCCTATTTTGTCTGCGGAAATAAAGCCATAACCGCGCAGCTCGCAGGTGGCGAAATCACCGCGGCGCAAGGCGTGAACCTTACTGCGGGGCGCTGGGAGCTGAAGCTCTCCGGCATAAAGGGCGACAGCCGCGTAACGGCTGGCCCGGTGCAGTTTGACGTGCTGCCCTTCGGGGCCACGGAAGGCGAACTGCCGGATATATCCCTGACACAGTACGAGCAGCTCCTTGCGAAAATCGGCGATATGGACGAGCTGACCACCACGAATAAGGACACCCTTGTAGCGGCCATAAACGAGGCAGCGCAGAGCGGCGGCGGCTCCGGCGGCGGGGGATTGCCGGCGGGCGGAACGCCGGGGCAGGTACTCACTCGAACGGCGAATGGCTCAGCGTGGCAGGACGGCACTCCCGGCCCCGTCGGCCCCCAAGGCCCCGAAGGCGAGAAAGGCGATAAAGGCGATACGGGAGCCACAGGAGAAACAGGCCCCACTGGCCCTAAAGGCGAACCCGGCGACAAGGGAGAAACTGGCCCCAAGGGGGATACGGGAGCCACGGGCGAACGAGGCCCCGCAGGAGCGCACTATACGCCCTCTGTGACCGCTGACGGCGATTTATCATGGAGCAACAACGGCGGGCTGGAAAACCCCGCCACAGTCAATATACGGGGACCACAGGGCATACAGGGAGCCAAGGGCGACACTGGCGAAGGATTTGCCGTGTTAGGCTATTACGCTTCCCTCTCGGCATTACAAGCCGGAGTGTCTAATCCCTCCGCTGGCGACGCTTACGGCGTGGGCGCGGGCGAACCGTATGATATATATATCTGGGACGGCGTAAACTCCAAGTGGGTAAACAACGGCCCCTTGCAGGGCGCGAAAGGTGAGCAAGGCCCCGCTGGCCCAAAGGGCGACCCCGGAGCAAAAGGCGATACGGGCGAGCAAGGCCCGCAGGGCGAAGCCGCCGGATTCGGCACACCGACCGCCACAGCGACTACCCTTGACGCGGGAGTTCCCGCTACTGTAGAGGTGACAGCTTCCGGCGCAGATACCGCAAAGGTATTCGCCTTTAAGTTCGGCATTCCCAAGGGCGCGAAAGGCGAACAGGGCGCAAGGGGAGAGCAGGGCGCGACCGGTGAGCAAGGTCCTAAAGGCGACCCCGGCGCAAAGGGGGAACAGGGCGTTAAAGGAGACCCCGGCCCTTACTTTACCCCCTCGGTATCCGCTGAGGGCGTTATCTCATGGAGCAATAACGGCGGGCTGAACAATCCCGCCGAAGCCAACATCAAAGGCCCGCAGGGCGAGCGCGGCCCCGCAGGTGAGCAAGGCCCCGCAGGAGAGCAGGGCGAGCAGGGTATACAAGGCTTGCAAGGCCCGCAGGGAACCCCCGGCGCAAAGGGCGACCCCGGCACAGCCGCAGGGTTTGGCACTCCCGTCGCCACAGCGACTACCCTCACCGCCGGAACCGCCGCCACCGTAAAGGTAACGGCAAGCGGCGCGGACACCGCAAAGGTATTTGATTTTGAGTTCGGCATCCCGCAGGGCGAAAAAGGCGCGACAGGCGACCCCGGCGCGAAGGGCGATCCGGGTGAGCAAGGCCCGCAGGGTATCCAAGGGCCCAAGGGCGCGGACGGCGACAAGGGCGACACCGGCCCGTATTTTACCCCCGCCGTCTCTGCTGAGGGCATACTCTCATGGAGCAATAACGGCGGGCTGGATAACCCCGTAAGCGTCAGCATCAAAGGCCCGCAGGGCGAAACCGGGGCGAAGGGCGACACTGGCGCACAGGGCGAACAAGGCCCCGCTGGCCCCAACGAGATAACCGCCGACACCACGACCAACATAACCGGCCTGCTCAAGGGCGCAGGCGGCAAAGTGACACAGGCCGCGGGCGGTGTGGACTACCTGACCCCGCCTGTTATGGCTTCCTCCCTCCCCGCCAGCGGCGCGGCGCTGACGGCAAACACCATATATAACGTATCCTCTCCTGTGGGTACATACGTGTTTACCCCGCCCGCTTCCGGCTGGGCGCACGGCACATTCAGCACGGCGGCCTCGGTTGCGGTGTCGTTTGTGAGCGGGGCGAACTATTTAGGCGAGGCCCCGGCAATAGAGGCAAGCAAGACCTACGAATTTGACGTATACAACGGTGTGTGGGCGGTGCAGGAGGTTGTGAGCGCATGATACCCTTGCAGTTTGCCTTACGGCGCAGGATGATAATGGCAGGGGGCGGCGGTGCGCCCATATCGGATTTACCGCTGGGTGCGTTGATAAATGTAGGCACGGACGGTGGAGCGGGTGCGCCTAACTATGAGATAGCGGACAAAGATAATCTTGTTAGCGGTGGCGTGGTGCTGGTAAGGAAAGAAATATATTCCAAGTCCAAGTTCGGCTCCAGCATGATCTATGTTAACGGCACTCTGGACAAACTGATAACAAACACCATTTACGGCAGACTTCCGCAAAAGCTTAAGGACAAAATGATTGATGTAACATTCAACCTTGCGACTATAGGGAATATTACCCGCAAGATGTTCGCCCTGTCTTATACCATGGCGGGCTTCGGCAAAAATTTAGGAGCTGTGGAGGGCAAGGCGCTTCAATTATACAAGAGTAATGCCAGCAGGATTAAAAAGTTTAACGGAGCCGCGGATTTATGGTGGTTGTCGTCACGGAGGTTTGCAGATGATAAGTGGTCTCTGTGGGCAGTTTATCAGCCCGGTTATGTAGGCGCTCCCGATCCCACTGAACCTTGGGGTGTTGTATTCGCTTTTGCCATACCCGCCAAAACACTATATAACCTAACGCCAAATACAGACGGTTCGTATAATCTAATCCTATAAAGGAGGTAATAATGCTAAACACAAACTATGCCAAGCTGACGGGGGAGTATCCCGAATATTTACGCCTGCCAGTTGAGTTGAAGTCGCCGCTTGTAATCAACGGTGTGACGCACCCCGCAGGGGCGCACCTCTCCACCAATGACGATGCGGCAATAAAGGAGCTGGGCTATAAGCCCGTGACCCGTTCCCTCATGCCCTCAAAGGAGGGCTTTTATTATACGGAGAGCTGGACGGAAACCGACACGGCTATAGTGCAGGAGTGGGAGGAACATGAACAGCCCCCGGTTACCGACTATACCGAAGTCCTCGATATTATGACAGGAGAAAAAGCATGATAGTACGCACGGCAGAAGAAGCAAGAGTATGGCGAGCGCAACTTGAGAAAGCACTGCCCGCCGTACCCGATAAGGACGCAAGCGGTTGTGTAGACCTCTATCCTACCTTAAAACAGAGCGGCAGCCTCATAAAAGCCGGAACTCGTATCAACTGGAACGGCTGGCTCAAACAGGCCACCGTAGACCTATGGGATACCGAGGCCAACGACCCCGACCACGCGCCTAACCTGTGGGTGAAGATAAACTATAAGGATGGTGTTCGGGTTATCCCTGACGTAATCTCAGCAGCCGAGGCATTTGCACTTGATGAGCTTGGCTGGTGGAACGGTGCGATATACAAGAGCCTCATAGCCGCCAACGTCTACACCCCAGACGCATACCCGCAGGGATGGGAACTTCAGGAATAAGGAGCCGCACGGCTCTTTTTTCATAATTAAAAAACAAAAACAAAGAAAGGAAAAAATCAAAATGAAGAAACTCACTTGTATCCTCGCGGTAATGCTCATGCTGTGCCTTTGCACCGTAGCCTACGCCGCAGACCCCGTAACTCTGGATATAACCGCGCTGGACTACCAGACCGGCAAGACGGTATCCAAGACCTACGTCAACAACGAGTTGTTTTTGCTCAAGGTTGACCTGGGCATACCCCGGTTTTACGACCTGACCGATATGGAGCTTATTGTGGAGCTGGACGGCGTAAAGCTGGACGAAAACGACATGAGATTGGAGGCTGGCACATATTACCTGAGCGGCATAGTTACCGACCAGCCCGCCGCCCTCCGCGTCACCGTCAAGGACATGGCATACGAAAACGCCACCACGGCAGAAGAACTCTACAACGCCATGCAGAAAAACAGGACTGTCAGCAAGACTTATTATTTTAACGCCGCGCAGCCCGCCGAACAGCCCATTGCAAAAAACCCCGTGGTGATACCCAAGACCGGCGGCGCTTCCGCCCTCGCGTATGCGGTATCCATAGCCCTGATAGGGTTCGGCCTCTTTGTGGCGGGTAAACGCAAATGACACTGGTACAACAGTTTTTGTCCTACCTCGGTGAGCACATCGGGGACGCATACGTCTGGGGCGCAAGGGGACAGTGCCTTACCGGTATGAGCGACCCCGAAAAATGGATACGGAATAAGGAGACATCGAGCACCAACGCGGAGCGGGCCATACGGTATATGCAAAAGGCAACAAAAAGCCCCCTGTACGCTTTCGATTGCTCTGGCCTTATCTGCGGCTTTCTCATGGCGAAGGGGCTTTCCGGGCGCGTAAACTCCCGTACCATGTACGCCAAGAGCAAACGCATACACCGGGACGAGCTTCAGCCCGGCGACCTGGTATTTAGGTATCGCGACAAGAATAAGGACGGCGGCGGAACGTACAAATACATCTACCATGTGGGTGTATACGTGGGCGGCGACAAGGTGATCGAATCCAAGGGCCGCGACGATGGCGTTGTGCTCCGTGGCATCAACGCTTCCGGCCCCGCCTACTGGAACGAGTACGGACGCTGGGACATAATCTCCGGTGACGCGAAAGACGATGAGCCGGAACAGGCAGTACCCGCCGCGCCCCGGATAATCGAGCTGACCAGCCCTATGATGCGGGGCAATGACATCAAAGCCTTACAGACCGCCCTTAACGCTCTGGGCTATGACGCCGGGGACGCGGACGGCATAGCGGGCAAAAACACCATTGCGGCCATACGGAGGTTTGCGCAGGACTACACCGCCGCCGAACTGCCGGATATATTGCAGGCTACCGTATCCGTGGACGGCAAAATCTATGTAGGCACACTAAAAAAATAAGGAGGAGCACCCATGACCAAAGAATGGATATGGGCAATCGTAACGGGACTGAGCGGCATTTTGCTGGGCTGGCTTGCCCACATAAAGACCGCGAGGAAGGACGCGGTTGACGCGGCTACGCACGACACCGCCATTGATACCGCGCTTAAATCGGACGTGGACTACATCAAGCGCGGCGTGGACGATATCAAACTCGATATGCGGGCGCAGGCTACAAAAATCGAGGACATAGACCGCCGCGTGGCCCGTGTGGAGGAAAGCGCGAAAAGCGCCCACCACCGGCTGGACAGGCTTGAAGCACACAACAACTAAAGGAGGAAAAACTATGAAACTCTCGAACAAGGTATACGACATTCTCAAGGCAATCGCCCTTATATGGCTGCCCGCCATAGGCACCCTCTACTTTGCCCTTGCGGGTATATGGCAGCTCCCCTATCCTGAGGAGATCGTCGGCACCATCACCGCCGTTGACACGTTCCTGGGCGCGGTGCTGGGCATATCCTCAGCCAACTACAACAAACAGTAGCCCCCGGACGGGAATCCCTTTCAATAGCCCCCCCTTAATTGGGGGGCGCATTTTTATAAAGGAGGTATAGGCTTTTGGAGAAGCGGGCCTCTTTGAAATGGATAAAGCATTGCTTAATTCCCACTCCCGCACGGAATGGGAAGCACTCATACACGAATGGATACATAACGAAAAAGACCGCTGGCTGATAACCCGCCGCCTTTTAGATGGGATACCATACGATGCTCTGACGGGAGAGTACCAGCTTAAATTTGAAATACCCCTTGAATATGACCAGATACGCAGGCGGTGCAAGGCCGCCGAAAAACAACTGATAAAACACTGCCATATGCCCTCGTAGGAATCGGCTTTATGCGCGACAATATAAGCAACAGGAGCGCGCCTGATTACATTTCGGAGGAAAAACACTATGGCAGAATACGCATCTCAGGGAGTGGGCACCGCTGGCCTCGTAACCGGCATAATCGGTTCGGCTGGCTGGCTGCTCAACGGCGGCCTTACCGACTTTGGCCTCGGTAGGAACGGCAGGAACGGCGACAGCGACGAAAAGCCCGTATCCCGCTATGAACTGTCGCTTGTGCAGGAGAACGCCATTCTCAAAGCACAGGCGGACGTAGACAAGAAGCTCGTTGAGGTTTACAACGCCATCAACGACAAAGCCAACGGCTTGCGCGATGCGTTCAACGCTTTCGAGAAAGAACAGCTCGTGTACAACGGCGTAAACACCGCGACAATCGGATGTATGCAGCAGAACATTCAAGCCCTGCTTGCCATGACCAAGATGGTCATACCCAACAGCTCCGTATGCCCCGGCTGGGGTAACGCGACTGTCACGGTAAGCACCGGCACGGCTACGACCTAAAGGGGCGGGCAACTGCCCCTATCTCAGTAAGGAGGAAACATGATTACGCTGCAACGTTTCAAGACCGGCCTTGCCCGGTATGCCGATACCGAGCTCGTGCCGAAGCTGGAAGGCTGGAAGAAGATAGCTTTCGGCGCGGGGGCTTCACTCATGCTGTCAGCCCCGGACGAAAAACTGTTGAAGCTGCTGCATTCCCCCGCAATATCCATGATGGGCATTGTGGACGAGCAGGACAATATAGACATTGACGCTCTGTATAAAGCTGTCGTTCCGCAGTTTGAGAGCAAACAGCGGCTTCCCCTGCCTCTGGTTGGAGATTTTACCTTTGACCGTAGCGACATTGAAACGCTGTACCGCTTCATGACAGACTGAAAATGAGTAAGTTTTTAGAAATGATAGACTGCATCTCGCGCAAAGGCCGGAACATAGACGAAGTTACCGCCGTACTGGATGACGCTATGGGCATAATTAAAGACCGCATGCCCGACCTGTACCACGAAACAATACACCAGCTTGCGGCCATAGCTTACGCCATAACCCCGGAGGAAGCGCGGGACAAAGTACGCTCCATGCGTCCTTACGGCCAGAAGTGGGATTATGATACCGTCAAAGCATTCCTTGCCGCGAAGGGCATCAACAACGACGTATGCAAGTACTACCTCTGCATGAACATGGCCTACAACGACTACTACAAGACGGCGGAGAGCGTGGGGAAGGGCGAAGATCCCGAATTCTATTTCAGCATAGCAAGGGACTTTATCAACGACGCAGACGCTAAGGATTTTAAAGTTGAAAAATATTTCCTTGCGTAGCTGGCAACTTTCCGGCAACCTTTTATTTAAAACCTTAAAATGAGCACAAACGGAAAACATAGACAAATAGCCGCTTTCTGCGTGTGAGAAACTGCGAGGAACTGAATAAAAAACGGGTAGCCGCCGGATACCAAACATCAAAAACGCCTGTGTTGCACGGGCGTTTTTCTTAGGTATTTAGGGCTTTTTTGATTGCTTGTGCTCATTTTGTGCTTTTGCTCTGGCAACTTTCCGGCAACCTTTTTTGAAAGCGTCTATAACTGCGCCCGCGCTTGCGTCCTCTTTTTCCTTTGAAAGGTGTGAATAAATTTCAAGCGTCACCTTTACGTTGGCGTGGCCGAGGAATTTCTGTGCGGAAAGCACGTCAACGCCGGCATTATAGAGTATGGAGGCGTAATTATGCCGGAAGTAGTGCGGCGTGAGGATAGAGGCGCCGTCCTCTCTCGTTTCTATGCCGGGCCCCAACTCTGCCATGCGCTCCATCAGCGAACGCCAAAGCCTATTTGAAGAGGAATTGCGATAGTACGTTCCATTGGGGGCGGGGAATACAAACGCCTGAGGGAATCCCCGCACGAGCATTTCCGCCAGCTCGTCCGGCAGAGGTATATCCCGTATGCTCTCCTTCGTCTTGGGCGGGGTTATCATGCCCTTCCTTAAATTGACCTGCTGCCGGACGTGTATGACATTCTTCTTGAAATCTACACATTCCCATTGCAGGCCGAGGGCTTCACCGAGCCTCATTCCGGTATAGTATAGCAATGCCACCAGCAGGCCGTTTTCCTCCTGCATCAGCTTCTTTGCCGCTTCTTCCTCCGCTTCCGTCAGCGCACGGCGGCTTGACTTTTCTTTCGTGGGCTTGACCAGCCCCACGGTCACGTCCCGCTGGATTATCCCCTCGGAGTATGCCCGCTTAAAGACGGATTCTAATACATGGTATACATTTTCGATTATGGTTACGCATGTATCGCCCTTGGAGTTAAGCAGCTCCTGCAAATCCATAGTGGATATTGCGGTGAGCCGCTTGTCTCCCAGCACCGGCAATATGTGCTTGTTGAGCGCCGTCTTATATCCGCTCTGTGCTGATTCCTTTATATTCGGCTTTTTGTAGACGTTATACCACTGTATGGCGTATGGAGCGAAAAGCGCGTCCTTCTGTGCAGTGCGCCCGGTGATGAACTCTTGCCTGACAGCCTCCTTCGCGGCCTCCAAATCCTTCCTTGTGCGCCCGGAAACGTACTTGACTATACTCTTGCCGTCAGCCCGCCCGACGGTGACTTTTGCACGGTATCTGCCATCGTTTTGCTTTGCCATTGCCAAAACCTCCCCTTTGTGTTAAAATCGGAGGCGGAGAAGCATCCACCTCTAATCCCCCTATAAGCGCTGCGCCAACAGCCGGGGGATTTTTTATTTTATCTTGCCGAGCAATACGGACTTCTTCGCCGCAAACTCCTCATCACTCAGGATACCACTATCCCGCAATTCACCCAGCTTGCGGAGCTGTTCGACGGCATCAACGGGCGGCGCGTCCTGCACACCAGAGCCGTGTGCCCTGTCCCGCTGCTTTTCTGAGAGGATCACAGCCCCGTCGCCGTCCGTAAAACTGCCGCTGGCTATACTGCATATATCTATGATAACACCAACACCAAAGCAGCCGGCAGTCAGCAACCAAAGAACAGCCGTGAGCGGCTTGTTGACGTAAAACCGATGTATACCCAAGCCACCCAGGAATATACATAAAAGCAGCGTAGTAAGCCAGTCCTTTTCAGATACATTCGGTTTGCGAACACCGGTATTTTCCATATTTTCAACTTCCTCCTTTTTCTCTGCCTCGTCGTCTGTAATTTCCGTTTCGGCGATGAGCGGCACGTCCTGCGCCGCCTCGCATTTGATCTGTTTCGCTTCGCACTCATCCTGCTCTGCCTTGAACTCGTCTCGTTCCGCCTTATTCTTTTTTATACATTCCTCACAGTGCCCAAGGTTGTTGAGCGGCAAGAACAACCCCTTTTTCCCACACTGAGAGCACTGATGTATCATACCCATTGACCACACCCTCCTACTTTAACCTTTCCCATTCTTTTATGCTGATGTATATGAGATAGCCTGCGAATATCACGAAAACCAGCATTATACCCCCTGCTATTGTCGATAAATGCTTAGTTTCGGGGCGTATCAGCCCCATGCTCGGATATCTGCTATCTATGATAAATATTCCGCTTAAAACCACCATCAATAATACGGAAACACCTGACAACAGGGACAATTGAATGTTTTTACGCCGCCCTTCGGCTACCAGATTGTTTATACGCTCCTTGTTAATGGCGATAAGTTCTTCGTATAAATCCTCTTTACTATATCCTTGCGGAACTCCCGCAAAGTCAGAATCTATATCCCGCAGACTTTTGCCAATAGTATTTAATATCCTTATCAGCGTATCTACGCCTGGATTTGATGTTTGTCCGTGAAGCACCTTCTTGACAGTAGCGAGCGACAGCCCGCATTCGTCCGCGATCTCCTGCTGTGTCTTGCCGGATTGCCGCACAAGCTCCTGCAATCGCTCAAAGTCCATTATTTTACCCCCCTTTAAACAATTTCTACCCTGAAAGGATACTATTTGTGGCTTTAAAAAACCAAGGGAAAGAGATACGCTTAATTCAGGCCAGGGCGGCTCCCGCGAAGCTTCTCCGCCGTTCTGGCCGAGGCGGAGGTGAGCGGCTCCCGCTCCCTCTGCCGGTTAAAGGCAAATCCGAGGCACGATTTGTGCAACATCGTTGAGCGCAGTCCCGTTTATGGTACTCTCAATAAAATCACCCCTTTTCTTTTATGTGAAAAATGCTATCATTAAAAACGAAACAAATGTTTGGAGGAAAAACAAGTGGATGAATTAACCGTGGCAATCATTAACGAATTACAAAGATTGAAGAACGACCCGGACGCGCTCAAACAATTCAGAATTATTGTTCAGAAGGTAGCAAACGAAGAATGGCAAGAACCTTCATCTTTGACTCGGCATCGAGACTGCTTATAATGCGTATGGCTGCCTTTGTATCCTCGTCAAAGCTGTCATATTTGGCAGGAAAAGGCATATCTGTAACTCCCATGAGGTAGTCTATTGATACACCGTACTTCTTTGATACGGCAATCCAAAAATCGGAACCGGGCTCACGAAGGCCTGATTCATAATTGCTGTAAGTAGTCCTCTTATAACCTATTGATTCAGCGAATTCTTTCTGGTCAAGGCCGATGGATTTTCTGAAAGACACGAGATTATCAAACATTGCCCTATCTCCTTTTATCCAATAGTATCACTCTTACAAAAATAAATCAATAAAAATATCCTCAAAACGTGGAATTTGTTATTGACAGGCCACGAATTGGGGATTATTATATTAGTGAGCCACGAATTGAGGAATGGAGATGATGAACGTATGCGCTTGAATATCGAGGCTGAAAGAGCAAGAAAAGGCTACACAAAACAGCAAATATGCAGAGAACTAAACATCACAGGCAAAACTTATAATAGCTACATACACGAGGGCAATATCCCATCAGCGGTACTTATAAAGATGCACGAATTATTTGACTGTTCCATTGACTATCTGCTGGAAGCAACGGATGAGCAGACCGCATAGGAGGTGAGCGGCATGATGAACCTTGAACAACTGGAAGCAACAGAAAAGAAAGTGGCGGCCATATTAGCGGAATCTGGCGCCACTCTCCCCGAAGTGGAGTGCATCTTAGCACATTGCAAATGTTACCTTACTGCCTCGTATTGCGAGATTCCAGAACATCAGCAATCCGATTAAGAGCCACAGCGATCCTCACTATTGAACAATCATTATATTGAGAATCGTATAGCGGACATTGCACAACACAAACGTTATGCGAAAACGGACAAAGCATTACCTTCACCTCCTTCCGAGGTGATTATACCACAGAAAGGAAACCGCCATGGACAACTTTGACAAGCTTCTGCGGGACATGATAACCGCCGCCGTGGATGAGCGCATAAACAGTGTCGAGGCGCTGGAGGAGCGCATGGTGAAGATGCACGGCGAGTATGTCACCACCAAGCGGGCGGCCGAGATCATCAACGTAGACCCCGGCACCATACGCGCCATGTGCAGGGATGGGCGTCTCATGGCGACCGCCGCCGACGGCCACGCCCCCCTCATACTGGTGCGGAGCATGGCCTCCATGGTAGAGGATAAGACGGCGGATCAGCCCAGGGTAAAGGCTACCCGCCGCCATAAGTACGACGATTGCAAATACAAAGTGCAGTAGCTCCCCACGCGAAAGGGGAGAGCAGAGGGCGGCATCTTGGGCCGGTGTCCGATGGGCAGAGTTTATAATCTCATTTTTGATATACACAGACCACCTGATATGTCCGACAAAACGCTGCTTCTGCTCACCGCCCTCTGCTGTCTCCTTTCGCCGGAGGTGATGCGAATGACCTAACAATCCCACAACAGCACGTTAGCAACTCGACCGGGCGAGTATAAACAGGATTCAGGCCCGGTGCGTCTCCCGCGGACGGGCTTGCCGATAGCCCGCACCGCCGGAGAGTATCAGATCACCAAGGAGAAAGACAATGAAAAGCAAACGCACAAAAGCATGCGACATACCTCTCAAAGTCAAGCGTTGGGTATGGGAGAGAGATCATCATTGCTGCGTCCTGTGCGGCAGACCGGGCAACCCGGACGCGCATTTTATACCTCGCTCCCACAACGGCAAGGGCATAGAGGAGAATATTGTCACCTTGTGCCCTGAATGCCACAGGGATTACGACAATTCGGAGCGCAGGCCGGAGATCAGAAAAGCGCTCAGGGCGTACCTCATGGCCAAATACCCGGATTGGGACGAGGAAAAGCTGAGATACCGTAAGTGGAGGAGTGACTACATATGCAAGTAAAGGATATCCTCCCCATGCTGGCCCTGCTCAAGAGCCAGCGGGTAAGACTGTACCACTCCCCGGACGGGGCGCTGCTGGGCAGCTATAACCGCGAAGAAATACTGCCTAAAATGTGCGCCCAAAATGTAGGCAAACTCATGGACGCAACGTTGATATGCGTTGACGCCAACAATCAAAACATCAACTTACACATTGCGACAGGGAGGGATTGATATGTGGGGAGCATTTTTCAGCTGGGGAGTGCCGATGTTTGTTATCGGTATAATGACAGGCTTTGCCTTCGCGCCACGTAAAAGGAGATAGATATGGAAGCGTGCATAACCGGACAAACCCTGTGCTGGCGTTGCCGGAGGGCGACAAACGCGCCGGGCATGGGCTGCAGCTGGTCTCGCCGTGCCAATCCCGAACCCGTTGAGGGCTGGGAGGCAAGGGAGACAACGCTGAAGGGCAGCGACTATTACCACGGCAAAAACTACACAACAATTATACAGTCCTACGTCATCCGCGCCTGCCCGCTGTTTTTACCGGACGGGAAAAGTGAGCCGCCGCGTATATACAGGAAGTGGATAGTCGAAGTGGACGGCGAGTGGCTGACAACGCAGGAGACGAGGGAACGGCTGGGCATCGACAGGCACGAAATATACAAACTGATCGAGCGCGGCAAGCTCAACGCCAGGCAAGTGGAGCGAATGAGCTAAAAACATATCATAAGGAGGACATAAAAAATGAAATTAGGAGAACTACCATTCAGAAGCAACATCAAAATCCCCGAGCGCCGCGAGGATGGAACCTACGAGCTGGCTGACTACACCCTTGGCTGCCTCAATAATTTTGGCGTAGGCACCGCAGGGCTTATCCGCGAGGAGGTACACAGCTTTTGCCGGTTCGGCGGTAACGCAAAATACGCCGGATCAGACCTGGACGAACGCATGACGGAAATATACAACAGCTACCCCGACGAGTTTAAAGAACTGATTATTCCCAGCACGTTCCCATTATATAACGGCAGCGGCGCCGAGAATATAACCCGAAAAGTATTTGCCCCCACGTTGACCATGGCAGGCTGCGGCGACAACCACGGAGCAGAAGAAGGCTTAACATGGCCTATATTCGCGGGAAGAAATAGCCGCAGAAAGACCTTTAACGGCACGGCTACTAGCTGGTGGCTTTCCTCACGGTACTCCTCTGGCTACGTGTGGCGCGTCGTCGCGGGCGGCTCCGCAGGCGACATCTACGACCCGTCGAACTCGCTCGGGGTTGTCCCCGCTTTTATAATCCTCCAATCGGTACAGATTGACGACACACCGGATAATGACGGCAGTTACAGATTGACGGAGCTGCAAAACTATCACTCGTAAAAAGACTGCGAAAAACATATCAAAGGAGGACAAACAAAAAAATGGAAACAACTGAAAGGACTTTCGGCGTTTGCCGCTACTGCGGGCAGCTGCTCAATATCAAGAGCTATTTGGCCCTACACCCAAACATCGACGACCCGGACGAGGACGCGATAGCTACCCTCATATGTGACTGCAAGGAGGCCAGACGCGACCGTGACACTCACGAGGCTGCCCTTCGGGGAGAGAGCGACCGCATTGAGGCCCTGCAAAAAGCAAATGACGTGATCGAAGAGTTGTTTGCCGGCAACCCGCACCAGAAGCGCATTGCCGTGGACGAGCAGACGCGGGAGATATTGCAGCAGCTTGCCGAGCGGGTGTACGGCGGATTTGTGGATAAAGCGGTCATCACCACCACGGACGGGGTTAAGGCCACCGTAAAGAGCACCGGCTCCGCCGCTATCGGCATAGCCATAGAGCGCAGCGAGACCAAAAAGGAGAAAAAGGAGATATAACCCATGGAAAGCCGGGAGATATACGACATGCTCCTGCGCGCCATAGGGGAGCACATGGACACAAAAGGCCGGGCCGCTGTCAGCATCAACGGCAGGCCCGCCCTGATAGTAACGATAGACCGGGAGACCGGAGAGGTTACCGCCCGCAATGCGATCACTGACACGACCGCCGCCGACGCGGTAATAGACTACCTCAACACTGTTGCCGGGACAAAATATCAAAAAACGCCGAAAAACCGCAGCTATATCAACGCCCGCATTGCGGAGGGGCACACGCCGGAGGACTGCCGCCGGGTAATAGACAGCCGCTGGGCAACGTGGAAGGGCACGGCCATGCAGGAGTATATGCGCCCCTGCACCCTGTTTAACAGCGAAAAATTTGAAGGGTACTTGTCGGCGGCAAAAACCGGCGCAAGGAAAAAACCGGACAGTTACTTTATGAACCACAGCCAGCGCCAGTACTCCGCCGCCGAGCTGGCCGGCATAGGCGTTGACCTCATAGGGGATTTAGGGGAGGACTAAAAAATGTCAAAAGAACAATTTCGCAGCAGAGTTTATACGGACAGACCGGCTTATGCCGATTTTACAGCACCCGAAAAGTTTGAAGCCATAAAAAGCATAGTTGCAAAGCGCCTCGTGGAGCACCCGAACGCGATATGCTCCTACTCTGGCGGCAGTGATAGCGATATTATGCTGCACCTGATCGAGGAAGTGCGGCACACATTCGACCTTCCGCCAATTAAATATTGTTTCTTCAACACCGGCCTTGAAATGGCGGCTACAAAGCGCCACGTTCGGGAAACCGCCGAGAAGTACGGCGTTGAAATTACAGAATATCGCCCGAAGAAAAATATTGTGCTGGCGACAAGAGAGTATGGACAACCGTTTGTATCAAAAATAATGTCCGCCGGTTTGGAAGGCGTTCAGAAGAAAAACATACCTCTGAGCATCGCGGATGAATATGCCGAAGCAGAGGACAAGGCGGCAAAATATGCGGAACTGTGCGAACGCTATCCGGGCTGCAAAACAACGATAAGTTTTCTTTGCTGCTGTAACGGCAAAGGCGAACCACGCCCGGAAATTCAGCTTGTAATCAACTCGTCCAAATATATGTTGGATTTCATCAAAGAAAACCCGCCACAGTTCAAAATAAGTAACCATTGCTGCGACGTTTGCAAAAAGGCCGTTGCGCACAACATCCAAAAAGGCTTTGACATGGTTATAACCGGAGAGCGCCGAGACGAGGGCGGCAGGAGGTCTGTACCAAGGAAAGACAATACATCGCTCTGCTTCTCCCAAGCAGCAAACGGACAATACCGGCTCAAACCTCTGTACTATGTATCCGATGCTGATAAGGCATGGTACAAGGACTACTACGGTATCCGCTACTCCGATGCTTACGAGGTTTACGGCCTGAAACGCACTGGCTGCTGCGGCTGTGCGATATCCGCGAAGGCGGTAGAAGAACTTGAAAAAATACGTCCCTACGAGCCTAATCTTGTAAAGGCCGCGTGGAACGTATTCGGGGACAGCTACCGGTATAGGACGATGTACAACGAGTACAAGGCGAAAAGAAGGGAAGAAGAAAGGAAAAGAAAATGAAAAAAAGAACGCTACCCACCTATACAGTCCTCATCCGCACACCCTCGGGGACGGAGATCATGACCAAAACCAACGATTTTGCAAAAGCCAGACGGACATATGCCCAGTACAAGGGCTCATGCCGCCTGTGCATCGACGGGCGGGAGCTGCATATCCTCGAAGCGGACGAGCTGATGAACGACCACAGCGACAAAGTAATGGAGCAGATATTTATCCCGCGCCGCGCCAAAGAAAAAAGAGGACATACACAAATTAAAGCCTGCCCGGTAACACGGGCAGGACTTGACCTTTTGCCGGGTGCGGCAATCACCCGGTCCTCCATTGATAGGGTGGCGGCAGGTGCGGCCAACGGGAAAACGCCCGCACCGCAAACCACCGCCCCCGGCAAAGGGCCAAGACATGATTATTAAAAAAGGAGGCCGCCATGCAGCGGGTTCGGCGTGATATATATTCCGGCGTGGTGCTGGAGCGGATCATATACTCCGTGGGCGACAGGACACAAAAACCCTACCGCCCGCGGAAGCCGAGATTTAAAACGGACGAAGAAAGGGCGCGGTTTAACTCTGAGGTAGCCCGCCGGGCACATACCCGGATCGTCAACGAGAACTTCACCCCGGCCTCACTATACAGCACACTCACCCAGGACGACGAGCACGAGGTACACGATTTTAAGGACTTCCGCCGCCTCTGCGTCAACTTCCGGCGCCGGCTGCTCTACGCCTACCCGGAGGCAAAAATCGTTATCTACATGGGCCGAGGCAAAAACACCCACCGCATACATGCCCACATGCTGACGGAAGGAGTGCCTGAGGAGGCCATACGCAAACAATGGACGCTGGGCAGCGTCAATCGCTGCGAGCACCTTCGGGCCCACGTCCACTATGACGGCATAGACCACGGCCCCGATTATACGGGATTAGCCAATTACCTTTTTAATCACTGGACGCCAGAGCAGGGCGGGCACCATTACATGGCGACCCGCAACCTTGCCCCCTGCGGCAGGGAGCAGACAAAACCAATAAAACGCAACTACACGCCGGCCAAACCGCCGCGCTCTCCGAAAGATTATATCCTCGTCGAGAGCGGCGCGACAGAGTTCGGCTTTGCCTATTTTAAGTATGTCAAAATTCCGCCCAAGCGGCGGTGTTAAGCGGCGCAAAGTGCAAGGCTTTTACCGGGGCCTTGTAAATGCGTCGGATTTTAGGACGATTGGAAGGAGAGCGGCAATGAAGCACCTGGGCGACATAACAAAAATCAACTGGTTTGAAGTAGAACCGGTGGACTGCGTAACAGGCGGCAGCCCTTGTCAAGACCTTTCCGTAGCGGGGAAGCGGGCCGGGCTTGCCGGTGAGCGGAGCGGCCTATACATGGAGCAAATACGATGCGTAAAGGAGTTGCGGAAAGCCAGTGAACGAACAGGTAAAATTCGACCTCGATATATGGTCTGGGAAAATGTGCCGGGCGCATTCTCCAGCAACAGAGGAAAAGACTTTGCGGCAGTGCTCGAAGAAGCGGTCAGGATCGTCGAGCCGGAGGCCCCCTCTATTCCTACGCCTGCAAAATGGCCCACAAGCGGGTGCCTCATGGGTGGAGGATGGAGCATTGCCTGGCGAGTACACGACGCACAGTTTTGGGGAGTGCCCCAGCGAAGAAAACGTATCGCGCTTGTCTGCGATTTTGGAGGACACACCGCACCCGAAATATTATTTGAGCGCAAAGGCTTGCGCGGGGATACTGCGGAGGGCGGAACGGCGCGGGAAGAAATTGCTGGAGCCGCTGAAAGCGGTTTTAATCCAGCAGTCGCAAGGAGCCTTACCGCAAGAGCGGACGGAAGCCCCTGCGCCGACAGAGGCCCCAACATCGTATGCAGTCCGCATCAGGGGGGGCTGTGACGGCGGAGGAAAAGGCGCGTTAGTTCAGACGGAGAAAAGCGGAACGCTGGGCACAGGAAACGATCAGACGATTTTTGCGGCAATACACGACAAACAGGCGATTTTATATCAGCCCAAGAGCGCAATGGAAGAAAACTGGGCTGAGAGCAAAATAAAAAACGCCATCAGAGCCGGAGAAAGCAAAGTGAGCCATGCGGTGATGTGCGAGGACGTGAGCCACACACTCCGAGCAAAAGCAAACTGTGCATACCGGGAGGACACAGAGACATACCCTGTGCAAAACATGGTGGCGCGCCGGTTGACGCCGCTGGAATGTGAGCGATTGCAGGGATACCCCGATGGATGGACTAACATAGGCAAGTGGATAGATGGCAGCGGGAAAAAGCATCGATCCAGCGATGACGGCAGATACAAAGCCCTGGGCAACTCAATAGCGTTACCGTTCTGGTTTTGGCTACTGCGGAGGATATCAGCGCAATATGAGCGCCCCGCCACGCTCGGCAGCCTGTTTGACGGCATCGGCGGATTCCCGCTCTGCTGGGAGCGATGCAACGGCGAGGGGACGGCACTATGGGCGAGCGAAATTGAGGAGTTCCCTATGGCAGTAACAAAAATAAGATTTGGACGAAAGGAGGAATGACATGTTAACCGACTACCACATGAAGCTCAACCGGGCCGGGATACCCGTATGGCGGCCTGCCCAGCCAGTAATAGGCAGGGAGGACGAACACCAGACCGCCCTGACCAACTGGGCGCGGATGATGCGGACACAGTATCCGGCACTGCAACTCTACCACCACATACCCAACGGAGGCCTGCGGGACAAACGCACTGCTGCCCGATTGATAGGCCAGGGCGTACACTCCGGGGTACCCGACGTATTTGTCCCTGCCGCCCGGAGCGGCTACCATGGCATATACGTCGAGCTCAAAACGGGCGCTAATAATCCGACCCCAAACCAAAACGAGTTTATGAGCGGCGCTATGGACGAGGGCTACTATTGCGCGGTCTGCTACGGCTGGCCCTGCGCCGCCGCGGTGATCGAGGATTACCTGCGCATGCCGGCCTCCGGCTGGCGGGACGCAAACAAAGAACTGCCAAAAGAAAGAACACCGGAACCGCCGAAAGAAAGAGTGAGGTAGAGCAATGAAAAAGTACACGCAAGCGGATTTTGACAACTTTAAAGTAGATGAGTATGGCCACAAGATATGCCCTGCTGGGGATTATACCGCGATAAAAGGCTTTGACACGCAGTGCAGCTTTGGTGAGCAGTGCAGCTTTGGCGCGCTGTGCAGCTTTGGCGAGGGGTGCATCTTTGGTGAGGGGTGCTTCTTTGGCGCGCTGTGCATCTTTGGCGCGCAGTGCAGCTTTGGCACGTGGTGCTTCTTTGGCGAGCAGTGCTTCTTTGGCGAACGGTGCGACTTTGGCAAGTGGTGCGACTTTGGCAAGGGGTGCAGCTTTGACGCACAGTGCCGCTTTGACGAACGGTGCATCTTTGGCGCGCAGTGCAGCTTTGGTGAGCGGTGCTTCTTTGACGAACGGTGCATCTTTGGTGAGCGGTGCATCTTTTGCACGCGGTGCATCTTTTGCGCGCAGTGCAGCTTTGGTAAGTGGTGCATCTTTGACGAGTGGTGCATCTTTGACGAGGGGTGCCGCTTTGGCGAGCGGTGCCGCTTTGGCGAGCGGTGCATCTTTTGCGCGCAGTGCATCTTTGGCGAGCTGTGCATCTTTGACGAGCGGTGCTGCTTTGGCGGGCGGTGCAACTACGAAAACGGCACAGTGCAAAATGGCCGCTATGTCGCTGTGGATAGGATAGACAGCGAAAACCGAAAAGCCTATTTTTACATAGACGAAAACGGCAATATGTTTGTCCGCGCCGGGTGTTGGTTTTCGGATATGGCGGCATTTAAGGAGCGGGTTAAAAAAGTACACGCCGGAACAATCCACGAGAAGACATATCTGGCGGCTTGTGACTTGGCAGAACTGATGTTGAAAGGCGGTAACGCGGAATGACACGCGAAGAAGCAGCAAAACTACTTGAAAAACAGTTTGATAAATCATGTGGGGATTACAGATACCAAAATAAAGACAAACTGGATTATGAAGATGCATTATGGCTTGCAATCGCCGCCCTCCGTGAGCAAAGATTTATGCCACCATGCTATCAACCGGATAGCGGTGATGGTGAATGTGCGTATCAAATTTATGGTCCAGATGATGATGAACCGATTGAGCTTTGCAAGGCTTGCCCGCTGTGCTATTCGGACAAAATGAGACATAACGGGCCGAAAACACCATGCGATTTATGCTTATACAATCCACCATCGAGCGGGGACGGGAAGCCATGTACAATGTGTCCGGCCAGTTCGCTGCCGGAGCTACCGAAGGAGGAAGCATGAAAAGAATAACGTATCCATGCGAAGACTGCGGCAGTACCGGCGTGTTGTACATAATTTGGCGAATAGGCGTGTATCATTGCCCGTCATGCGGGTGCTATAAAATTGACACTGTACAGTGTGTAGATGAGGTCGAGATGGATAAGGAGGAATAGCAAATGGAATGGCACGCGATTGAGGATTGTTTGCCAGATGTGCATTTGACGAGGAAAATCTGCGAGCGTGTCGGTGTTCTCGTGGTCGTATCTGACGGCGGTGTACGCAGAACACGATTCCGCTCCTATGAACGGGCCGATGTTCGCGGCAAAACGGTTTGCCGCTGGAAATACCCACGGGGCAGAATATCACATGAGCACATAACCCATTGGGCATATTTGCCAGAACCGCCGAAGGAGGAAAAATAATGGCAAATGTATATGAAATGGTATACCAGCAAAGCAGATGTGAGCCGCAGGTTTTAGCTCACGACATTTACCACGGACGAAATTATTATGTTGTCAGTTTTGGCACGCACCCGTGCGCATACGTTGATGTGTCTGACCTGTTGAACATGACGTGGGAAGAACAAAAATATATAGAAAATGCAATAGACTGCCACGGCGGGGTAACATACTCAAGCGTGGAACTTGTGGTAGCGAATAATAAAGGGTGGTATATAGGATGGGATTATGCCCACTACATGGACTACAGCGGGTATATGCCGTGTGGATCGCTTACTAAGAAGTGGACGACCCATGAAATGGTGAGTGAGTGCAAAAGGGTGATAGACCAAATCGAAGGG